CCTAGAACCCGGGTTGGGTTCTAGGGTGAGTAGGATCAGTCGTCGGTCTCTTCGACGAGCTCAGCGTCCACAACGTCGTCATCCGAGTCGGAGGCGGGAACCTCGTCGTCACTGTTACTGTTAGCAAGGGCCTTCACCAGGACGAGCGCGGCGAAACCGGCTGCGGCGGGCAGCACGTAACGCGCACTCTTCTTGGCGACGGCACCGAGCTTGGTCCAGTTGACAGTGACGATGGGGGTCTCGTCCTCAACGGTCTCGGAGGTCGGAACGGTGGTGGCAACGGTGTTCTCGGACATGAGAGTTCCTTTCGAGTTGATAGGGTCTCATTATAGTGCGTGCAGAATTTGCGAAAGCCTATGCCCTCTGTTGGAGGGCACGGCGATCTAGTTGGTCGAGGGTGTCTTCATGGAGTCAATGGTCTCAGCAATGGTCTCGGCGTACTGTCGTCCGGCCTTGTCCCCGACATATGTACCAAGGACACTACTGCCGATACCGTATACGGCGGTCAATACCACTCCGGCTGGAGGGCAGAGGGCGCCGACAACGGCACCGGCGGTGATGCTGGCGGATGTCGAGGCGACAAGGGATGCGACCTTGTATCCGGTGGTCTCTTTGAAACTCATGGTCATTCCTTTCTAGATGGGTCTCGTTATAGGCGGTGCTCCTTTCACGAAAGCTTGAACCACTTCTCCGCGGGCTCGACGACGAAATCGACCACCACGACGGCCTTCCCGTCGTCCGAGACCTGAGCGCCATAGTGCACCTCGATCTGCCTCTGCTCGTTCCACCCGAGCTGGTCGCCCAAGGAAATACCCTCGAGGCCGATGCCCGCGTAGAACTCATTGAGGCTGACACACATCTCACGAAGGAGAGTGTAGTTGAGTTCATTGACAACGCGGTCGATCTTGTTGACGGTGGACTTGAAATAACGGCCGCTGTAGGCGTCGTAGAACAGGACGTCGCCTTCGCCGTAGACCAGAGCGGCCTCACGAGGATATGGGTCCATCTTGGACGCGGCGTTCTGAGAGATAGTCTTCTCCTCAGGACCGAGGCGATCCTGGACAGAGGCACGATAACGGTCGTACACCTGACGTGTGCCCTCGTAGGCAAGGAGGAGGGACGACTCTCGCTTGACCGAGATGCTGTGAGCGCCGATGACGCAAGCCCCCGTAGCCAATATGGCGATGGCCGGAGGAGCATAGATCTTTGCGTAGATCTTGATTCGCTGCTCCTTGGTGAGGCGCTTGAAGTCGTCAATATCCCACTCCTGCATCTGACGGTCCGCATGGACACTCAGAGCGACCGACGCCCCGAGGCCTAGGAGTGCCAGCCCGGTGAGGATATGGTGCGAGTTGCGTACGACGAAGTCCTGGGCGGCTTTGACGAATCCGAGGTTCATTTGCTCTCCCCTCCAATATTGATGAGCGCTTTGTACCACTCGTTCTCTTCCGGATTGCCCTCTAGCTCCCGAATGTGGTCACGATACATCGTCTTTACAGAATCGCTCACGCTAGTCTGGATAGCATTGATGAGCATCTGCTTGGCGACTTCGGGGGCCACGTCGGCTGGAACCGTGAGTGTAACCTTCTGTGTATTTGTGATGGGATCCGGATCAGAGAATTCCAGTTGTACGTCGTCGGGGTTCATACGTGTTCCTTTCTATCGAGAAACCTAGAACCCGGGTTGGGTTCTAGGAGTGAGTGTCAGTTGGCGGGAGCGTTCTGCTCCGCGACCTTCTTGTCGAGGACCTCACGGAACTTCGCTTCAAGCTTCTTGTTGGCGTAGTGCTGGAGAGCGAAGGAAGCGGCGAGGGCGGCAACGGCAAAGACGACGCGGGTCATGGCGGTTCCTTTCAGATGGGGGTCTCATTATAGTGCGTGCAGAATTTGCGAAAGCCTATGCCCCTTGTTAGGGGGCACGGTTGTTAGAGACTGTGGTCGATATGGGTAGGGGTAGTGAAATCCTGCTTCGAGATCTTGTAACGGGAGAGCACCCACTTGACGATGGCGTAAATGCCAACGCAGTAGATGACAGACTTGACAAGGTTCTCGACGAGGCGGGAGATCAGCATGATCGGTCCTTTCGGTCTATAGGTCTCATTATAAGCTCTGCTGATTCTGCGAAAACCTAGAACCCGTGAAGGTTCTAGGCGTGAGAGTCACTTCTTGGTAGAGTTCTGTCGGAAGATCTTCTCGATCTCGGCCCAATCTTCTTCGAGATACTTCTCTACATTGTCGGTCTCCTGGGCGGACGGAGTCGAGGTAGCCTTAAGGAGGTGCCGCTGGTGGCGGACGGTCTTCTTGAGTTCCTTGATCTGCTGGGCCTGGGAGTAGACGGTGTACAGAAACATGACGAAGGAGATGAAACCGAATGCGATGAAGAGGTTGGACATGATGCATTCCTTTCGTGAGGGGTCTCGTTATATACCTTGCAAAATCCGCGTTCCAATTTTCCCACCCGGGAATTTTTGGATTTCGAAAATCAGAAGCTTTGCGAAAAACCTAGAACCCTTGTGGGGTCCTAGGCTTTCGTGTCTCAGATGCGGATCTTGGCGACGAATCCGAGTGCCTTGGAGGCGACGGGGAAGATCTGCTCAGCCTTCACGATGGCGAGGATTCCGAGGATGGAGCCGGCGGCGCCCACCACGGCATCGGGGCTGGGGCAGAAACGACGGTGTTTTGCGTCTTGAATCTGCTCGAGCTCCTTGATGCTGCGGAGAGCTTCGCGATAGGCTTCACTGTCGGGATCCATGCCGTCGATGAAGGCGTAAGCCTCTTCGAGGGCCTTCTTGGTGTTCGGCTTGTTGTCAGACATGGTATTCCTTTCAAATGAGGGGTATCATTATAGACCATGTCGATCCCGCGGATCGTCAGACCTCGGAGACCTTTAGAGTGGCCGTGTCTTTCTTGGTCATGTCCTGAGCGGGGGTCTCCAGAGCGGCGTAGACCTCCTGGTTCTTGTGGTCCACATGGAGCACGCCGTCAACCTCAGGCTCGTAGTTCTTGGCTGCAAGACCGAGCAGAGCGCCCAGGAAAGTGTCGAGAGCGGTGATGGTACCCACAACCGCCTCAGTGTGAGGGAAACCCCACAAACCCGACAGGGCGAGATACAGGGTGGCGAGGGCAGGGAGCAGGATCTGAGCAATCCACTTCAGAGTGTTGTAGGTCTGATTCGACAGCGACATAGCGCTTGTCCTTTCTTTGGGTGTCAGGAAAATGGATCGGAAGCCGGTTTACGGCGTCCATTACCTTTTCGGCAGTCCCGTTTCCGCCGAAAGTGTGGTAGGGCTGATACAGATACTTCTGTAAGTCCTCAAACTCATCGATGGTGATGTAACCACGGGACAGATATGCGGTTCCCATAGCCACGATCTGGTTGTGCGCTAGACCCAACATAAGCTGGGTTTTTGCATCATGCCTTTCCGCACGTTTCTGGAGATACGCCCAGAGACCAGTACTGGTGAGAACGGAGCCGAATATGGTGATCACTAGCTCCACAGTATGAGACATTTAGCCTCCGATAGAAACGATTGGGCGCACCCCGTACTTCTCGGTCCACTGGGCCCAAGTGACCCGACGCTGGTCGCCGTAGTACAGGCCGAAGTAGTCCTTAGAGATTTGATCCCGGAGCCAGAAGGACTCGCCCGGGGTCGGAATCGGGTTGCCAACACGGAAATACGAGAACTGCCGAGAGATCGGGCCGATAGTGTGAGTGTCGCCGTTGATGCGGTTGTGTACAAGATATGAGCCGAACATCTCGAACTCGGACGGAATGGTGAGCTGGGGATACTCCCATTCCCATTCCTTCTCGGTACGTTCCCAGGCGCTACCCGTGTTCTCATACTTGTGTGGCTCGAGAACCGGGAATGACCTGAAGTCCGACATGGCGAATACCTGGGTGAGCGTGGAGAAACGCACCATGCCGTTGGCATAGTCCCGTCGCATCTTAGACCCATTCCATCCGTTTTCACACCATCCCTCGGTACCAATATTATCGATTCCGAGGTTACGGTCGCTCATGACTGTAATGCGATGCTGATTCTCGCCATTCGGATAGTCTAACCACCGGTCGAAGTCGACGATGATCCACTTGCAGGAATTATCGTTGTACTGCCAGTAGTCGCCCAGCCACAAGCCGTCGAACGTCCCGTTTCGAATAGCTGCCTTCTGGGCAGGTGTCATGACCCGGCCCAGGTTGTTACCTCGAGTAATGACTCGCTTGAGATTCGGGTCGTTGTTGAAGGCGTTGAGGAAATCGTTCTTGTTATTCAGAGTGATCTGCTTGGGCTGCATGACACTCTGAGCCCACTGAGCATACTGGGCGCCAACTCTACCGCGGCAGTCCGTGACTTCAAAGTCCGTGTTCGTCTTGGCTCCCCTGGGGACCCGAATATAGGCGATGATGACCTCGAAGGTGTCGTTCGTCTGAGTCGGCTGAGGAACGCCGCCGCCAGAAGTTCCCTGAATAACACGAGTACCAGCTGAGCGAACGCCGGGCGTTTTGTCGACCCTGAGTACTATGGCGTCGTAGCGGTCGCCGTCCGTGGCGCCCTCGGTGAGTGCGTAGACCTTGTTCGCGTCGTTCTCAATCCAGTGTCCCTTGAACCAGGCGCGCCCAGACTGCACGATGATCTCTCGTCCAGAGCCCTTGGCGGCCTGGTAGCCTCGACCCCAGTTCTGGAATATACCGTCCGAGATGACTCCGTCGAACATGCGGCCGAAGTCATCTGCGGAGTACTTCCGGTCCCCATTGATGGAGACGAAGAATCCTGATTTCTCTGTCATGTGATGTTCAACCCCGGTTTCGACTTCTGAATATCGGACAAGGACGTGAACGTCGGGTAGAAGACGTCCCCCTCCGAGTCTGAAGATGTACGGATGTACTCGGTCACCCGAGCGATGTCCTGCTGCCCGAACTCGTTCTGGATCTGCACGAAATCGCCCAAGAAGAAGTCCTCGTTGTAAGTGTACATAGACTGTTGGGCAGCCTCACCTGAGAACATCTCAAGGGGCATGTGCCGCCATAGCTCGGTATTACACTGCTCGCCAATCTGACGATAGATGGACTCTGGGTCAATCGAAGACAAGCCCCACTGTTTGGCCCCCGTCGAGATCGTGTATCCGTTGGTATGTTCGATCGACGGATTCTGGAAATAACCTTCCCGCAGACCAAGTCCCTTGGTGCCGACGGTAACGGAGTTGTTCTGCATCGCGGAGTCTCGGTTGTCGTCGAGATACTCTTTTGTAACCTGCAACTCCAAGGGTACAGTGAATTTCACAGCGCCCGAGAATATCTTTGTTCGCGTAGACACCTTAGACTTGAAGTAGGTTGCCTTGGACAGGTTGTCATACTTCGGAGAGAACACTACCGGGGGGCGTTCGCCTTGATTAAATGTTCGGTTCACGCCGTTATATGTATACCCGTACCAGTAATACGGATCTTCCCCGTCATACTCGATAGCCCATCCAGACATAGTCAAGTCGGTTAGCTCCTGAACAAGTTTGTACCAGGAACCTTCCATAATATATGGATCAACGCTATCATAGGCCATATTAGTGTAATCGGGATTCCGCGTCATGTTTCGGACAGTACCGTTAGCGTTCGCTCTGATGTCTCCGATATCCATCGAAGAAACGGGGCGTCCCTTACGAATCCCTGAAGGCAGCTCATCGACAGAGTACCAGCCGAATCCCGTGACGTGTCTCTCGTGCGACGTGTCCAGCGAGTCCCTTTGCTTGAATAGCAGGTTGGTGTAGTGCTTGATAACGTCTTTGACTTTTCCTTTGGTTCGCTCGTGCATGCACAGCCTAGTCCCATCCCAAATCGGATAAGGATGCATGACACGCCGATCCAATATAGACTCAAGACTACGTCCGCTGATCGTCAATAGCGACTGCTTACTATACTCGGTGTTGAGTTCGACCTGCTCAATGATCATGAGCTTGTTTGTGCCCTTGGTATACAGGTAGTAGTCGAGTTGATAGATCTGCAGATTCTCCAGGGTTCCAGGGACGGTGAGCTTGAAATCGCCGAAGCCGTGGAACCTCTCAGTCCAGATGATGGACTTGTAGTCCTCGCATATATGCTGGAGAACCATGGCTTCATCAAAAACCGCAAGATACATGTCACACCCCCTGGAAGAGAACGTCGGTCGAGAAATATACGTCCGTGAGATTCGGATCATTCATAGCGATCTGGAACTCATTGGCGCCCGGTCTTAGCTTGAGCCAGTCCGAGTTACGATCCAGTGCTGCTATGAATTTGTCCTTTCGCCCGCCTCGATTACGGATGATGGACTTGCGCCCGGTCCTAGAATTGACCGTGACGATGTCGCCACCCACGATAGGATCGACCTTGTAGTAAGTCTTGTCAAGAAATGCCCCGGTGAGTTTGAACTGGTCTCCGGAGAATGTCTCGGTCACCGTGATCGGAAGCTTGGCCCCTGGGCGGAACGTGAAGACCATGGTGAACCCGGTCTCCACATCGCCCTCGTAGTCAATCGTGGCGGACAACAAGCCTCGGTCCTTGCTGAACTCGAGCGACGGGGACGGCTGGTCCATGAAGTCGAACTCGAAAGACGGGATCTCCCTGGACCATTCAAGGTTCTTATCGATGCTGGTGTCCGCGTCGTGCCAGTAAGCATCTGGACACAGGATGGAGATATTGATCTCCTGTTCCTTCGAGAATATGTCCGCCTCGACCGCCTCGACGTACCCCTCGGTCTTGACCCTGCGCTTGTCTGTGTTGATGTACACAGTCATGAGCTGCTTGATCTGGAACCAGGAGTATATACGCTGCCTGCTGGTCTCGATGTCGGGCATGGGCAACGGCGCGAGTTTGATCTTGAGGTTCCTCATTCCCGCCCTCGCGCCGTTGAATATAGCCACATCCGTAAGAGCCAGTTCAGTCGTGTTGATCGAGGCCTTCGTAGCCGACAGGCCGTCAATAGATTTGACAGCTACGCCAATCCCCCAAGGATCCCTCAGAGGAAGAACGACGCGTTGCTGTCGGTACGTAAGAAACTCGATTGACTCAATCATAGCTCGTACATGGCTCCCTTCACCTGCTCGATCTGGTTACGAGTCTGGCGGTAGATCTCCGCCTCGGACAGCGCCTTCGGCGAGTTGTTGTACTGGTTGAACACGAGACTTGTGCCCTGGTTGTACGTCTCGCCGGGGGCGGTGTCATTCGACTTCACCGGAGTGCTAGTAACAACTCGTCCCGCGAGCTGTGCGGTCGCCGTCGTCGTGAGAGTGCCAGCGATCTCCTCATTGGGGAGAATTTCGTCGAGACGACCCGCCTGCTCCTCGACCTGCGAGAGGTCCAGAACCGGCTTGATCGTCGGATCGGCGTTCTCTCCGAATGCGTTGTTCCAAATATCCTTCGTGTTACCGAAGCCCTTGGAAAGCGCATCGACAGTGTCGGTGGCCATGGTGCTGGCCGCCGCGATGCCCTGCTCAGTGTTGTCGGTAATACCGTTCGCAAGACCCTGCATCAAGAAATCACCGATCTCGTACATCACCCTCGAAGGAGAATGAATGCCGAATGCTGCTTTGACCTTCGAAACAACGGTGCTACCCATGCTCGTAACCGCACTGGCGATAGAGGAGAGCTTGCTGGTGATCGCGTTCTTGAGGCCGTTGACCAACTGGATACCAGCATTCTTCATCTGCGAGACCCCCGTAGATACGAGAGTCTTGATGCCGGTGCCGATGCCCCTAGTGATGGCACTGATGAGTCGAAC